ATTTCTGGACTCGTGCTCTCAAATACTGGAACAAACAGTTCAGTTTCAACCATCGTGTCAGAAAACTTACCGAAAAGCCGAGTTCCAGCTACGTGGAAAGTATTGTATAAGATATCTTTATATTTATCGAGTGTAAGAGGTACCTGTATCTCATAAGAGAAGGCTTGATAGTAGTTGCTGTCTTGTAGATATTTATCAGCGCTTAGGAAGCTCCTAGATGTAGACCAGTATCCCTGTCCTTTACCGGTTCCTGACTTCGTCACTCTTCCAGTCACCTGGCTGAGAGTGTTGAATTCGGAGATCGTAGTCGTCAGAGCAGCGCCCTTGCCGTTCTTTGATTTAACGCTTATGAATGGTATCGTCGTGTAGCCAGAACCTGCGTAGGTTAGAGTCGTTCCAACGACAGCTCCGTTGGAGCCAGCTATGATAGTACCTCTAGCCTGCGACGTCGTGCCGCCGCCGGTGATGATTAGAGGATCGCCTGTTACGTATCCAGAACCACCGACTAATACAGTCGGAGTCGTTATACCTCTTGTCAGATATAGCGTAACGAACTCAGTGTCTACATAACCCTTACCAGAATTAACCGGTCCAACTGTACTAACGACGTTAGCACCAATAGAAGGCGCCGCCGTTATCTTTGCAGCAAGACTCTTAGAGAAATTAACAGCTGAAGTTATGACTGGATCATAAGACGTAAACTGTGATAGTATGATCTGCGGCGCCATTTTATACTGTGCGGTAGGAGCAGACGCGTATGTCGGTGGACCCCAGAGCTCGATGTAGTTGTCGTTCACGACCTGTTTGATTACGATCGCTTCTTCAGTATATGCGAAGCCGGCGTTCGCCCTGATGACGATAACGTCGCCGTTTGAGTAGTATGAGGTGAATGCAGTACCGACACCCTGCACCACGTTTGCAGTGGGCGCGTATGTTACAGTACCGGGAAGAGGGTTAGAGAGTTGTGTAGCCGCTGCAGTAGCGTACGCCTGCTGTGCGTAGTTGTTACCGGTGTTTAGGTTCGTGAGCGATGATATAGATCCAAAATAATTAGTATCAAACGACAGACAGTCGCTTAAGTTCGCAGATATATTTCCAGCAAAACTTATAGGAAAGTTGAATGTCAGAGCATTTAACTGATTATTATAGTAGTCGCATATCAGATCTGTATTATATGAAAGCTCTTGTACATAAGTAAGAGCGCCGACAGAGAACGACGCGTTAGCACCGACCTGCACGCCGTTGCTCTGGTGATCCTTGATTGGAGTACCGATGTATAGATAATGAATTTCTGCTGGGTTAGTAGTTCTAGTGTCCGTAATGTTGACAGGACCACCACCTAGAGTGCTAGATAGAGTAACGGTAGAGCTGTTTGATGCTACCACGTAGTAGTTGACGTTCGCTCCCATACCTGCTATCGCGGTGTTTCCATTTGGTACTTCGTAGTATACCTGCGTGTTCACCGCTAAGTAAGTATTAGCGTTTGGTATGCTGATTGTATCGAGAGTATTATCAAAGCCTTTGGTATTTGCTGTTATCGCAAATGAGTTGGAGAAATATGGATACGTAAAAGATAGAGAGTTAGTGGTGTATCCAAAACCACCAGAGGTGATATCGAAGTTGATAGAGCCAAAGCCGCGTGAGAGACTACTTACTCTAACAGAGCCGTTGATGCCGTATGATATTACGTTACCGGTGCTGATGTCGGTGTGTGCGATCGCCAGAATATCGCCGACGTTGAATCCCTGGCCGCCGTTGATTACTTGAATAGAGTTGAGAGAACCAAGAACTTTTGGCGCCGCAACGATGTCTTCCGCGGATACGTTTTGATTCGCAAGAACTATCTTCTCGCCGATGATAAACTCAGCTTTTACCGGCTTGATGTTAGAAAGATTTAACGTATAGACTATATTCTTATTGATCGGCTCTTGAACGACGCTCTCGACGACCGCCGTATAGCCGGAGCTGAGACCGACGACCTGTTGACCGACGTACGACTTCAACAGTGGGCTATAGTTAACTTCAATATACTTTGGTTCAGTCCACGTACCGTCTGAAGGAATAAAGATATCGTAGCTTGGATTATAGATATCTATGTCTTCGTTGTAGATAAGTCTAAATAATAGCTTATAACACTGTAGCGATCCCTTTGATCGATATACGTCAAATATGTGTTTAAGAAGCAGTCGTTTATTAGCGATTACGTTAAACGGTATACCGTATAGATACTTCTGTTGAAAGTGTGATAGAAATTCAGTAAGAGTGTTATCGATGTCTCTATAGTCGAATAGGTTTCTAGCCTCACCTACTGCGTTTCCGTCTTCTTCTAACCACTCATAGTACGCTTTTACGAATAGTATAAAGTTAGGACCCTCGGCCTCGTAGAAAGCAGGGAACTGCGACTGGATTAGTGGACTGATATATTTTTCTATATCGAATTGCATATTATTAGTTTTGCTTCTTTATGACGCTGATGATTACGTCATTTGGATCGATGAGTAGAATCTTATTTACACTGGCATATAAATCTTTACTGACTGGCATGTAGTATACAGCGATATAAGTTCCGGTATAGTTAAGCATGACGTTGTTTATAGTGACTAAGCCGGTATCGTAGTTTATGCTTCCGACGTTTGAATTTATAGTAACGAAGTTATTATTATTTACTGTATAGACTATTATGTTTCCGTTGCCGTCATCTCTTAGATAGGAGTCAGTATACTCATTACCTAGAGAGTCAGTGTAAGTGAATGAAGTAGAGTATACAGTAGGTTCGTCCGGATAAGTCTTTCCGTAGTACGTGCCTTCTCTCTCACCTGCGTTGTTGAACTCAAGAACGGTCGTAGTCGCTACGCCGGGTGTAGGCGAGAATCGTTTTTCTAAAATCACAGAAGTATCATTACTGACTATACTCACGTCTGTGTTGTCGATATCGTTAACGAATCTACTATATCTAAAGTCGTTGTTGAATATGCCGAGATTAGTGTTGCTGTAGTTTATAATAGTCTGTAGCACGGCGCTGGAGATGTCAGATGGTGAAAGACTAGTTAGTGTGGTGTCGTACTGGACGGTGCTGTTTACTTTTACATAGAGATAGTCTGGATCAGACGTTAGCACTCTCGTGGAGACTGAAGTATAGTTCTGTAGGTAGCTAACGATACTGTTTTTTAGATAGTCAGGAGCGATGAGGTTGTTCACACCCTTTGGCTTGACGCAGACTACGACCTTGCCGAACTGTGCAGGCGTGATAGTCTCACCGCCGTATACATTAACGTCTGCGATCTCACCGCCAAACTGTGAAAGGACGAGAGAGGCGTAGTCGTCAGTCGCGACGGCTCTCTGCTGAGTCGCAAAGTATCGAGGCGCTCTGAATCTAATAGTTTCTATCGATTCTGCAAGACCGCCTGAAGAAGAATTAGAAGAAGCGACGATAGTAGAGAGTGTCGCCTGCCCACCGTTGAACGTGCCTAGATTCTGACTGCATGTGAAGTTTGATATTCCGTCAGCCTCAGGTCCGTGCGCTATTCTATAGTTAGCAGTTACTACAGCGCCGTTCTGAGGAATCGTACCGAGCACGCCGTCGCCGAATACCAGCTCGTACTGACCGTTCTGCGCCGGCTGCAAGAAGTATATGTTAGAATTAGAATTGAGGTTGTAGAGTGTAGATACCTGATTGAATATCGTATTAGTCTGACCGTTGTTCTGTGATACGGACACCGACAGACTCGTGTTGGTGATGTCGATGTTTGGATTAGAGAGGATGAATCTCTGTGTAGGATTGGTATAGTCTACGATGTATGAGTCGTTTACGAACGTACCCTCATAGATAGCGAGATTAGCGACAGTAAAAGTACTATTTGGTGATACATAAGTAGTATTCTCAGCAGTCGTAAATGCGTATGTACCATTAGAATTAGTCCCTACGAACACCGCGCCTTTTGGAATAGAAAAGCTACCGCTTATTCCAGTGGCGTTGATAGTGAATCCAATGAACGCGACTGAAGATCTGTTAGACTGCGGAAGATAGTTCAGCTCTTTAGCGTGAGACACGACAGAGTTTAATTTCTGAGCTGAATCAAGAAACATCTCAGAAGCTACCATGTTGAGGTAGAACGAGTTTAAGAAGCTGTTGTAAGACATGACGTCGAGTAGGACGTTCATGTTTGAGCCAGAGAAATCGTAGTCTTTAAATGTGTTCTGCGACTGTAAGAAAGTAACGAAGTTACTCTTTAGAGTATCAAAGTCAAGCGATGTTAGATTAAGACTACTATTTGCGGCCATTTATCTGACTCTTTTTAGGTTTATTGTGAGATTAACTGGAGTATTAGGATTATTTATTACAGAAAAAATAATGTTTATCTTTAGGTAGTTCTGCTCGTCTGATGGAACTACAGAGACAGATAGGTTGTTCACTCTAGGCTCATAGTTCTTTATTGTGTTCTCGATGAACAGCTGCAGGTTTACCTGAGTGATCGCGTCGTTAGGCTCGAACAGGCTTCTATTTACGTTAGTTCCAATGTTAGGTTGAAACAGTCTCTCGCCGACGTTCGTTAGTACTAGATTCTTTACAGACTGTTTCACAGAATTTTCATTCTGCGTTATCGCTAAGGCTCCACCGTATGGAGACGCGGCAAACGAGTCCAGAAAGTCTGAAAAGAATATCTTCTTTTGCTTTGAAGAAGTATAGGTATCTGCTCTTGTGACTGCCATTTTTGTCCCTATGGATATGTGACTGGTGGTGAAGACATGCCGCCACCGTTGATCTTTGTCGGATGACCCTTAATATCAACGTTACCACCGCCGGCGTCGATAGTAATACCAGAACTAGTTATTTTAATAGATGCAGAACCAACTTTCAACGTAATAGTAGACTGTGAAGTAATAGTAATATCATTCTGACCGGTTATAGATATAGACGAATTACTCGTTAAATTCATCTGTCCTGAAGAGCTGACTACAAACTTAGCATTTGACGTCATATTCGTATCAGAACTAGAATTAGTATTTATAGTCGAATTAGATATTACCTGGACGTTTCCCTGCGCCGCGAGTCTATACTGACCTTTGTCCAGCTGCATGTCCATGTTGCCGCCAGGAAGATATAGTCCAAACTCACCAGCCACTTGACTATAGAAGTTACCGCCTGTCCACTGCGTTTGATCGCCGGCGTTATAAGCGTGATGACTGGTCGTATTTGAATCAGACCCGACGTGCATGACGTGATCGTCTTGACCGCCTTTATAGATATCACCCGAGCCTTGATACTCGTGCTTCTCTAGTCCAGTGAAATGGAGCAGGTTTCCTTTAAACGCTGACGTTGAATCTTTATCGCCCTCGGTGTGGTCTCCGCCAAATATGATGCGTCTAAGAGAAGACGCATACATATTATCACGAGGACCTTCGGTGGAATCAGACTTACCCTGTGCGTGTACCTTATACGAAGTATTAGCTACTAATTTTCTCTCAGCGCCGTCTGCACCCCACTCTTTAAACGTACCGATCTGGTGAGCGACTCTAATTAGCTCGTTGTTTGGCGTGTTGTTCCAGATGTGCTCATGACCACACATCGTCTGCTCTACAGACGCCCAAGGATACGTCACTTGGATATCGGTGTTCGGTAGCTTCTGGTTGGTATTAGCTGACGTCATGCTGTTGGATTTCCAGATCCGGCTGAATTATTTGATTTTATATTGTCTAAGAAACTTTGTATATTTTGTGGATTAAAATTACTTGTTGGTTTTTGATTTTTAGTCTTAACTGCTGCGGACGCTAAATTCTTTTTCTGTTTTGCATAACCCATCTGCTTTGAGGCATTCTCTAGAGTCTTTTGCATCTTACCCTGGTTTAGTACAGACTTAGGCAGGTGCTGCTGCTGCGACTGCTGGATCAACTGACCAAGCAGACCTAGTAGCTGCATGAGCATTCCCATTATATTCATATTAGAATTATTGCCGAGTGAGTGTTGGTTGCCTTGGTACTGCACTGCAGATCTTGCGTTTGTGAGTAGACCTGTGACCGCCACTAGGGTAGTCTGATTTACCTTTACGAGTTTAGTCAGATCGTCTAGTAATATATTAATTCCCGCGTTCACTGCGTCTTCGTTTGGCGTCGCGGCATATGGTTGACTCGGCGGTCTAGGAGTAAACACTATCTCTCCATTTGGACCTTCCCACTCAATATAACCAGGATATGGATCCGTGCTTGAGTATGTGAACACCTGAAAGTAGCTATTAGGAACTTCAGACATGTCAATCAACGCGCCAGGTAGCACTGCAGGATTTAATGGAGTCACTGTTGTTACTACAGACACAGGAACACCGTTGATGATTTCTGTAGGTGTGATCCCGCTGAATGGTGGAGTCGTAACGTAGAACGCGTTAGCTGAAACGTTTGCAGTAACAGTCGTAGTATAATTTGGAGTTATATCGACCCTGTCCATAAGATCAAGTAGAGCAGTATACAAAGCTTCTTTATCGTAATCTGATAGACTAGCTATTTGAGAACTCTGTGTTACTGTATTACTTACCATGCTCAAAATATCAGCGACTGTGGCAGCCACCTGACCAATAGTCTGTGGAACGTAGTACGTATAGTAGTTACCATCAGCGCCACCGATCTGAGGCGAACCCAGTCCGGCACCTCCTCCACCGCCACCACCGCCTCCACCACCCGATCCACTCATCAATCCACCGAGCATACCGCTGAGCATGCCTGTGATCTGTCCAAGACCAAACTGGTTTGACAGTTGACCGAGTACCCCACCCATACCCATTCCTGTCAAGCCATTTATGCCACTCATGCTAGTCATATTGGACAGTTGTAATAGCCGTTGAATACTCTGTGGCGCTTGTAGTAGGGCTCCGCTTTTATTGCTAGGGTCTATAGACTGAAGCATGCTGAATATATCAGAGGCTTTATTCTTACTCACACTAGCAGTCGTAGGAAGTTCTGCAGTACTAGAATACTTCTTCTTCGCCTCGCCTGTTAGTTCTTTTCCATCTTCACTAGACTTATAATCTGCTTTATTATATTCAGAAGCGTCTGGCGTT